ATGATGAAAAAAAGTATTCTGGCGTTTCTGTTACTCACCAGTTCTGCAGCTGCGCTGGCGGCACCGCAGGTGATTACCGTCAGCCGTTTTGAAGTAGGTAAAGACAAATGGGCGTTTAATCGCGAAGAGGTGATGCTGACTTGCCGACCGGGTAATGCTTTGTATGTCATTAACCCAAGTACTCTCGTGCAGTATCCTTTAAACGATATCGCACAAAAGGAAGTTGCCAGTGGGAAGACTAAAGCCCAACCCATTTCGGTGATTCAGATTGATGATCCTAACAATCCCGGCGAAAAAATGAGTCTGGCACCGTTTATAGAGCGAGCTGAAAAACTCTGTTAATTACCTAAAATAGCCTTTTGATTTCCAATAAAAAACCGCCTCAGTTCTTTCACCAGAACGGGCGGTTTTTAACATTTAAGCTGATGACCACCACGCTTTTTATTGACCATTTTGCACGCAAACTGGAAAACCTGGCGTCGTCATCTATTCTTAAAGAGCAAGGCAACTAAGCCTGCATTAATGCCAACTTTTAGCGCACGGCTCTCTCCCAAGAGCCATTTCCCTGGACCGAATACAGGAATCGTATTCGGTCTTTTTTTAATTGTATTTAAAATCAATCAGTTGCAAACGTTTTCCCGAAATTCCCCGAAATTTACTCGAATTTCTGTATTCCGGTCTTTTTTGGTTATATCACAACCAAAATACATTTAACAATCCATTTACGTTAAAATCAGAGCAGTAAGTACGTTTTTTCTCTCTCATCAAGATACATTTTTGTTGTCTTCTCCGATGTGTGGCCAAGTAGACGCTGAGCAAATTCTTCTCCACATGTTTCTTTGTACAATCGTCCAGCCAGACTTCTGATCTCGTGAAAAGTTGGTGGGTTTTCACTGAACTGGATATCTGTTAATTTTCTGGCTGCGACAAATTTTTTTGTCAGGCCATCCGGGTGAATGCTGCCGTCAGGGCTGTTTTTTCTAATCCCGGCACTGATTAGATAATCTCCCCGGCTTACCAGGCGGCACTGTTCAACTACTGTACCAAGCCGTAGACCAGCGACAGGAAGGCTGAGTGACAGGGGGATAGCAATCATCATTCCTGTCTTAATTTGCCTGATGTGGAGACGATCGTCATAAATATCACTGAACCGCATATTCGTTATGTCTTCGCGACGTTGTCCTGTTACAAGGGCTAAATCCATAGCTAATGGGAACCATGCCGGAAGTTGATCTGCTGCCTCCCTGATGCAGTTGTATGTCTTTAGTTTCAGTCGTTCTCTTGTAACTACTATTTTCGGTGCTCTTGTTGGCGTTACTGGATTTTGAGATATACGTCCTTCAACAATGGCCTCGCGAAACATATCAGACAACACAGAACGCATTGATCCTGCCATTGTGTTTTTCCCTCCTTCAATCCACAAATCAAGAAACTCGGCAATATGGCGAGTTGTTATTTCTGTCAGTAAAATCCCTCCCAATTTTTCTTTTATTGTCTCCAGTTGATTTACCCGAATTTTATAAGTATTTCTGGACACTTTTCTCCTTATAAGAATCGTTTTGTAACGTTCAATCCAGTCTGCCATAGTAAATGAGTCGAACCCTTTAAGCTTTTCAATTAAGGCAGCAGGAGAGTAGTTTTTGTATATATAATGATTTGCTTCAATTGCCTGCGCTACTGCATCTCTTCTTGAAATTTTACCTAGTGTAAATTCTTCTTTCGTCAGAGGGTTGCGCCAGTAATATGCTTTGTCCCTCCTTCGATATGTTAAGTTTTTAGGCAAATTGGGATCGTATTTTTTCCGCTGCATGTTTTAACTTCTCCAGTAATGGACTGTCTCTCCCTTGTCGCCCATTAGGCTGATGGTGTGTTATATCGGTATCAACCTTATTTGGGTTGATATAGAAAGCCTCCGGAACCACCCTGTAACTCCTCCCGTGTAGTTCAGGTGCAGGATAAATGTTTCCATTCCTTGCCCATCGTCTCAGCGTTGATATTGATGGTGGGTTATCCGGATATCTGAGTTTTCCCCACGTTTTGAGTGTCACAAGATTCATTGCCATACCTCTTATGATATGACCGCCAGTAAATATACAGAATACTGGCGGATGTGGTTGATTTTTAATAATCAGCTATGAAGTTCTAATTTGTATATAATGCAACTCACGAGGACAGAAGTTTCTCGCAATTAAAATTTATCAGCTTTACTTTCTGCTCTCTGGAAACGCCTGCTTCTTTTTTCCCTGAGAGCATTTTTTTTCGCATTCTGATTTCGTTAATTTAGATTTTGAATATCTTGTCCAGTTAGTAGGAGTGCCACCTTCCTTTTCAATAGTGGCAGTAATTTTATACATGAACACCTCCATTATTATTTCCAGTAGTTCGTTTATTCCATCTTTCGAGTGCTTCTTTTTCACTTCCACTATAGCCGGTTCGGGATTCGCATCCGTTACACTTTGCGCGGTAATATCCTGAAATGGCTTTCACCGTTACTGATGGACAACCACAAAACGGACATGGTTTAACATCGTCATATCTCATAATTTTTGTCATAAAAACTGTCTCACGTTGGCGGTGTATTACACCGCCAGGCTGAATTATTCTTCTGAATTATCGATTACACTGTATTCCCCGGTTAATACAGAGGAGTCTGCCGGATCGATTGTCAGTGGTTCCTTTTCATCCATTGATACTGCACGCTGGATTTCAATTGAGACAGGCAGGTATTTAAACAGGCGACGAATAGCCGTTTTTTTTGCCATTTCTTCCCAGTGAGTTACCCATGGCCCGTTATTACCAGCCTTACTCTGGCTGCGCACCAGTTCAATCTGTTTGCGTGTCATAACTTCAAACTGAGTCCCTCCGTCTTTCAGTCTTGCGACAGCATAGACGTGGGTCACTGGTGCATCTTCGTTTTCTCCCGGGCGGTGTATTAACTTTTCATCAAGGCCAAATTCAAAACTAAACTCGTCACCTTCACGGACAACACGGGCTGACAGGCTGGCGATTTGACCAGAACGGCGAGCCAGATCAATCATGCCGCGATAACCAATGATTAGCTGAACGTTCTTTTTACCGCTCTTTTCGTTTTTATTACCAAAAGGCAGTAAATATGCGTGGCCGAGGGCGCTACCTGGCTCAAGGCCGAGCTGTGAACACTGAACGATCGCACTGACAAAACTCATGGTGTCACAGTTTCCTAGCGCCGGAACCTTACGAATTTCTGTGGTGGCGATACGTATCATTCGTTCAGCCGTCATATGGCGTGGGAGAGCTGCTGCCAGTTGCTCTTTCATTGATGGCTGATTAATAAAGCTGATCACGTCGTTATTTTTTACTGCTGCTGGTGCACGGTTTCCCTGGGTTTTTTGCAGATCGGCTTTTGCGATAGGTGGTTGCTTAGTCATTTGCATACTCCTTAGCCCAGCGGGGCAGTGATAACGTCTTAATAGCTGGCCATTCATCGGTATTTAGGCAGTCAGCCAGGGTCCGCAGATTGCGGTGATATTCCTGCTGGCCTGCCAGTTTTGCTTCTTCGCCCATCATGAAAATCTCAACCGGATAACGTCCGCATTCAACAGTTGTGCTGGCAACCAGAAAAACGAAAGTTGGCTGCACACCAAACTGTGCTTCATAACCGTCACTGTAGAATGCATCCTGAACGTGATAGCGGTAGTCGTAATAAGCCGTTTTGAATCGTTGAATATCCGCTGTGGTTTTCACGTCCATGATCCAGTGAAATTCAGGAATAATTTTGTCCGGACGGCACCGACACAAAATTCCTGTTTCCGGATCTTCCCAGTAAATTGATGATTCAGCGTGTCCGGCGCTTTCAACAAGCCATTGCCCCAGCGGCAAAGCCATAACGCTTTGATACATGAGTTCAATTTTCCGGCCTTCTTCCGCAGTGATAACCGTTTTTCCTGTGCTTGCGCATTCCATCAGAAACGCTTTCTCTTCTTCTTTTCCGGCGTTTGTACGGCGGTTAAATTCAGGTGCTACGATAAAGCGGTTACTGAATTCTTCCGGTTCAAGTACCCGGCAGTGGAAAGCGGTTCCTAAATCGAGCGTTTTTGTCTTTGTAGTGTCCACGGGGGCATTTTTACGCCACAAATACAGAGCCGGAGTATCAGCAATGTCGTCGAGCTGAGACTTACTGACACCGGGACCCGCGTGGTAATTCTCATTCGAAATTCCGTAATAAATACCAGGCTCTATGTCTCCTGCGATTACGGGATCTGCGACTTCGCCAGTTTCATCATTGCAATCGCGATGCGGATCGCTGCCAGCATTCTCGTTGTGCGGATGTTCAGGGCCTTCCATTTCCTCCGGATCTTTTTCCTGAGATTCATCCAGATTTTCTTCATTAAAGGTTTCCAGATACGTGGTGTCGCCCATCACCGCGCCACAATCAGGGCAGTTGCCGCCACCGCTCTGACCGCAGGCGGCACAGACTTTTTCCGGTTCCTGTTGCACTACTGGTTCAGGTTGTTTCGTTTCTGGCTCGTTTTGTTGCGTATTTGGGCTGTTTTGTTCCGCTTTCTGGTCGTTCCGTTCCGATTCATGCTGGTTCTGGTTCACAGAATCGCGAGTCTGGATCCCCTTGACCCATTTCGGATCATTAGGGTCGCTAATCCCCTCAACAAATTCACCACGCGATACAGCAAGTAACTTATCGGCGTCAGGCTGGCTGATATTGGCTGCCTGCATAATTTTGTTTACTTCGTCAGCGGTGACTTTTACTTGGTTAGCGGAACTCACCTGCGACTGAGCATCCAGCGACTGCGCGTTCTGGCAATGTTCAGTTGTATCCGGTTCCATTGTTTCAGTTGTTACCTGTTCACCTGCCATTGCGTCAGATGGTTGTGGTTTTTCTTCTTCTGTTTCACGCTCAGTAACCACCTCGCGGTTAATTTCTTCCAGGATATCTTTTTCCGGCGTATGCCGGGCAGCTGTGAGAGTTTCCTTGCTGGGGTTCTCGTGATCAGTTTCCGTCAAATAGGCGTTGATATACCCCTGAAGGCGTCCCGGGTAGTGATAAAATTCAGGGTGTGCGCTTCGGATAAGTGCAAAAATAGCGGCGCGGGAATAGTCCAGAATACCCGGGGTTGCACGAAGTGCTGCGGACCATTCTTTGAACGGACTTTCTTTTTTCAGGACTACTTCTTTTGCGCGACGATAAACGCTGCCCGGAATTTCATAAATATTAAAATCCATCGGAAGTGTGGCTGCTGCAATCTCCACATCCAGTGTGTCGAGGGTGTGTACTAAATTCGGATTGCGATCGGTTTTGTTCCCACCGCCAGCATTAGCACCGGAAGCCGTGCGGGTGATGCGTGAAACACGATTTCCTTTCATCCACTCTTTTGTCAGCAGACCCCGATCAGTGTAGTCAGCGTCCAGGTATGCTTCGAAAAAAGCAGTTATTAGTCCCAGGTCTGAATTGCCTGGATTAGGGAAAACTCTGTCAGTATCACGCACCAGTTTGTGGAGATCGCGAATTTCCAGCGGGTCGAGCAGGCTGGTTTTGTGGGAAACAGCTAGGGCAGTAACAGCTGGTAGTTCTTCAGCCCGTGCAATGTGTAATGCCTGGAGTTCGTCGCGTGAAACGTGCGTTACCGGTTTTTCGCTGCCGTGTTGAGCAAGCCAGCGAATGGGCAGCTCCTGACCGGAAATCGGGAGTAGCATATTCTCCTCAATCTCCGTCATGTCTTCGCCATTAACATTGGTATTGTCAGTGCTGGCTGGTTTGTCCTGCGCAGAGGATGAGGGCGCGATAAATACCATTGTGATGCCATCTTCCCCGCCTTTTTCGTAACGGTTGCAGAATTCCGTATCAAATACGCCCTCTGGTGGAAGGTCATCAACAACGGGCAAATTGACGCGAACAGGTTTTTTAAAGTCATCTTCATCGTAGCCAGCATCGTCAATCGCAACAGCACCACGGGATATGGCAATGGATAATTTTTTCGCTTCAGCCCAGTAGAAACCGCCTTTAATACCGAGACGTTTTCTTACTTTGTCATTTTTTGCTTCGTAATACAGTGGGTAAACTTGTTTATCGGTGCTCATTGTTTTTTAACCTCAACTCAGATTAAAATTACTGCGAGTGATGAATAAATGTCCCAGGTTCTTCACTCAGGCCTGCACAGTGTGCAGGCTTTCTTTTTTTTCAGATTTCACCCTTTGATTTCATTGCAATCAGAGTTGCCAGAAATTCGGCTTTTTTTTCTGCGGGCAGATTCTTTCCGATATGCACCAGGCACATTTTTTTGACGCCTTCGTTAAGTGTTTTAACGTTGCCTGATGGACCGTCGATATCAACCACAGTGAAAGGGGTTTCTTTATTTTCTGTTTTAATCACGTAGCCAATACGCTTTCCTTCCAGGCTGACTTCGTGAACAATGTCATCAGTAGTAACAACAGTGGCTTCATAACTGGTAATCATGTTTTTCTCCTTAATTAAGGTTGAGCGAATCCCTGCCATTGCTGGCATAAATTCAGTTTCGGATAGTCAGTTAATTAAAGTTCGTGTGCCATCTGGTCTTTTTCGGCACAGATTTCACTACAATATTTTTTCATTTCCGTCGTTGGTATAGCTCCACGCATGAAATGAAGTGGTCTTTTAATGCTTTTGCTTTCTTCAATTCCTTTATTGCAAAGGTGGTAAGCACATTTTATTTTCTTAGTCATCACCATGACTCCGCCTTTACAGGTAAACCATCACGACCGAGGAAGACTTTAATCATGCGGTCAGTAATGCATGTTTTTGTGGTCAGGTTACGAATATAAAGTTTTCGCTTTTTAATATTGTTTGCCGAGGCAATATATGTCCGGCCTTCATGAAGAACATAATCGCCAGGAGTCACACACTGACGTGGTATTTCATCAGTTCCGAAGTGATGAGCAATCATAATTATCTCCATTTTTACAAATGAACTTTGTTGATGCGGTGCCTGGTGCCTCCAGGTGACGTTAACCAGTTAACAATTAACGCCGGAATACAGGGACCCGCCTGCAAGTACCTACCCATAAGTATTGATACGGAGAACAAATGGCCTTTTAACTGTTCCGCGTGCGCTTAGCCGCATTCACCGCATCACAAAATTCACTTTAAAAAGGGCGGACATCAGCCAGCAATGAAACTGATGCCGCCAAAAGGTAATCAACATGGGTTGTTGCAGCGGGGTTGTCACTTAAGCGTATGGTCAGCCTGACAACCCGGTGTTATCTCGAGGAAAGGATAGCCTCGCCATACTTACCGCCGCGCCATTTCGCGGATTGCCACAACCGGAAGCGCACGGTCGAAGAAATTTAACGACAAGCCTTCTAAGGGAAAAACACCTCCTCCGTGCGCTTTCGTGTTGTGCGCCTGTCTTTTTTTACCACTTCAGGCTCGGTGGTATACTGGAGTTCTCACACAACCAGTAATAAGGTATTCCGATGGATAATAAAGACAAAGCCTGGCTACTTGCTTTAGCTTTCAGCATCAGATCGCAGCGAGAAACAACTCATCAAGAATTTTTCTCGGAAATCGAGAATGCTGAGAATGAGTTTTTGTCATTACTCAATGAACGTGATGCTAAAAAAAGCGCCGATTCACTTAAGGCTTGGGCGAAACTAGGCTCTTCAAAATAATTGCTTCTGTAGCGGCATGAACAACTGTTTTTGCCGCCTCTTCAACTTCCTTGTCTGGACGACCAGCCTTTACTTTTTCTGCAATGACCTCCAGCACAGTTGGAAGAACCTTGCTAATAAGCATGGCTGCCACATCTTTGCTGCACAATTGACCGTTAATAACAACCAGATCTTCACCAACCATCTTTTTTCCCCTTAACGCCGGGTGGCGGAACTGTTTGCTGAGAACACCGTGCGGTGTCTTGATAGATGTTAATTTAGTTTTCTCATGGTAATTGGTCAAGTATTTTTGATGAGAAATCTCAATATTTAATGCAAAACAAAGCCAATACATTGAAATGTAAGGCTTTAAAATTTGTGAAGGGGGGGTTATTGATGTTTGTTACGTTTACGAGCTTCTAGTAGCTCGGTGAATAGGCGATTAAAATTCTCAACGCGGGCACGGAGTTCGCTGATTTGTGCTTGCTGCTCTGATTTTGGAAGTGCGCGATACAATCGCAACATCTCCAACTCATCTTCTGATAAGTCTAAGGCGCTGTTGAGTGCAACTGGGGGATCTGGTGTTTTATCCTCGTCACCAAACAGTATCCAGGTTGGTGAACATTGCAATACCTCTGCTAGGCGATGCAAATTTTGCCCGCGCGGGGCTGTATGGTCGCTTTCCCATAGTGAAATTGATGAGCCAGATACGCCAGCAGCTTTGCTTAAATCGTTTTGACTTAAACCAACCTGTTTGCGTCTTTCTCTAATTCGTTGACCTAAAGTTTTCTCGTTCATATTTAGATATCTTAATAACCCTTGACTTGAGATTCCTTGAGTTATTACTATTGAGGAAACTCAACTTTGGAGGGGCGATGTTTAAATCAGACGTAATTAATTTTTATGGGACGAAAGCCAAAGTAGCGAAAGCTGCTGGTGTTGATCCATCTGCTGTTTCTCAATGGGGGGAACTGGTTCCTGAAGGTCGCGCGATGCGCCTGCAAGAGGCATCCGGCGGGGAACTTCACTATGACCCCAAAGTTTATGACGAATATCGTAAGGCAAAGCGGGCGGGGAAGGTGATTCATGAAAATCAAGCATGAACATATCCGCATGGCGATGAATGCGTGGGCGCATCCGGATGGCGAGAAAGTACCGACTGCGAAAATTACCAGGGCTTATTTTGAGCTGGGTATGACGTTTCCTGAACTGTACGACGACAGCCATCCGGAAGCCCTGGCTCGCAATACTCAGAAAATTTTCCGCTGGGTGGAGAAAGACACACCTGATGCTGTTGAAAAAATTCAGGCGTTGCTGCCCGCGATCGAGAAGGCTATGCCACCTCCGCTGATGGCCTGGATGCGCAGCCACAGTTCGGAATATCACCGGGAGCTTGTCGAGCGACGGGATCGGCTGGTGAAAGATATAGATGAGTTCGTTGCATCAGCGATCGTGCTGTTCGACCAGATGAATCGTGGTGGCCCGGCAGGAAATGCTGTAGCAGTACACTGAGGAAGCATTAATGAAATCACCGACGCTTGAGAAAAACCAGAAGGTTTTCGGCCCCTTTAATAAAAATTTCGGGGGAGTGAAATTCGTAAAAACCATTAACGGTATAACCGCCGCAATTTTTGCATGCTTTCTCATATGCAATGAAAGCATGGCTGAGTCTGCGCGCTTTCCTGGTGCTGAGCATTCTTCCGAGTTCGGCGATATCACGCGGACTTATTTGCACCATGTTGAGTTGCCCTTCTCTGGCAAGGTTAATTTTTTGCATCAATTCGACCGCGAGTGGATCTGCGATTGCGTTGAATTCCTTACGTCTGTCCCTGTTCACTGCCAGCCAATGACCGATACAGATACCAAACCCAAAGGTAATCACGGTCCATATGAACGAAATGAGGGCGGGATTAGTATTGAACAAGGCAACAAATTCACTCCAGATAGTATCCATAGTTCTCGCCGATTACTCCTGGTTCTGCTGGGTGGCGCTGTGATTGTATTTCCGTCAGGGGTTTACTTCGGTGTAAAGGCAGCATGCGGACATGATTATGCCCGAAGACGTTATACAGGGAAAGCGCCGGTTCTTGGTGTGCTTTCAGTCCTGGTGATCCCGAAGAAAGTAAAATGTCGCAGATGGCAGATCTGGGAACAGCGCCAATGGTTCCATGATATGAACCTTGGCCATGGTATTGAGATTGCGTACCAGGACACCCGGAACTGGAAAAAACTGGTAGCAGAGCGCTGGTATTAATTATGGCTAATTCATGGTTACGGCTTTGGCATGACATGCCAAATGATCCCAAGTGGCGAACGATTGCTAGGGTGTCAGGGCAGTCAATAGCAACTGTTATGGCTGTTTATGTCCACCTCCTGGTGGATGCGTCACGACATGTCACGACATGTCACGATGTGTCACGACGGGGTCACGTTGATGTCACGGCAGAGGATTTGGCAAGTGCACTTGACGTGACAGAAGAGGTTATTGATTCAATTTTGCAGGCGATGCAGGGGCGGGTGCTTGATGGAGATTTAATCACCGGATGGGAAAAACGCCAGGTGTTGAAGGAGGATAACGGTAACGTTTCGCAGACCGCAAAATCCCCGGCAGAGCGCAAGAGAGCTCAGCGCGACAGGGAAAAACTACGAAAACAGAATGAGGAATGTCACGCACATGTCACGACATGTCACGACGAGTCACGCACATGTCACGACGAGTCACGCACATGTCACGATGTGTCACGACATGTCACGACAGATAAAGATAAAGATCTAAAAGAATTAAACCCCACACATAACGCGCGCGTGCGCGAGAGTGCTCCGACCAGTGAATCGAATGGTACGCCGTCGCAGACAGCGGAACCCGAACACCTGGACGGCCTGAGTGAACCCATCGGGAAATTTCCGATGACTGGTGACTGGCATCCGTCGCTGGATTTTCGACGGCGGGCTGCGCTGTGGGGGATGGCTTTGCCGGAACCAGAATTTACACCTGCTGAACTTGCCGCCTTCCGGGACTACTGGGCAGCGGAGGGGAAAGTTTTCACGCAGGTTCAGTGGGAGCAGAAATTCGCCCGTCACGTAAATCACGTCAGGGCGCAGGTTAAACCAGTCAGCAAGGGGGTGAGCCATGCAGCCGCACCAGGTGGCACCGCATCACGGGCAGTTCAGGAAATTCGGGCAGCACGTGAGCAGTGGGAACGTGAAAACGGATTTATCAGCGACGGAAACGGCGTGGAAGCTGTGGGAACTCATGGGGGAGGTTTATTCGAACCGCTGGACCCAGAAGAACGGGGCCGCACCTTCGAAGCTCTGGATTGCACAGATTGGCGCGATGACTGAGCAGCAAATCCGGCTGGTCTGCCGCCAGTGCATGGACCGCTGCCGGGCGGGTGAAACATGGCCTCCGGACCTGGCTGAGTTTGTGGCGCTGATTTCGGAGAGTGGGGCAAATCCATTTGGTCTGACGGTGGATGCTGTGATGGAGGAGTACCGCCGCTGGCGCAATGAGTCCTGGCGATACGACGGAAGTGATAAGTACCCGTGGTCTCAGCCTGTGCTGTATCACATTTGCCTCGAGATGCGTTCAAAGGGGATTGAGCGCCAGATGACCGAAGGGGAATTAAAACGGCTTGCAGAACGGCAGCTGACGAAATGGGCAAAGCATGTTAGTAACGGCCTGAGCGTTCCGCCAGTCCGGCGACAACTGGCGGCACCCAAACGCCCGTCGGGGCCAACGCCAATTGAGTTACTGAAACAGGAATATGAACGCCGGAAAGCGGCTGGGTTTGTTTGAGTTGAGAAGTAATTTTTACCGGGAGGAAATTTATGGAGACTGTTTTTGACGCACTGAAAGCGATGGGAAAAGCCACGTCGGTAGAGCTGGCTGCGCGACTTGATATCAGTCGTGAAGAAGTGCTGAACGAACTATGGGAACTGAAAAAGGCTGGTTTCGTTGATAAAAGCGCGTACACCTGGCTTGTGGCTGATAACAACGTTCAGCAGGAACAGCCAGCGCCGGCAGAACTGCCGGAAGAAACTACCACGGCAACAGTCGCGAAAATTTCGGAGTGCGATTTAACTGCGACGATTGAACAACGTGGACCACAAACGGCGGATGAACTGGCTACGCTGTTCGGTACAACATCCCGCAAAGTGGCTTCAACGCTGGCAATGGCAATCAGCAAGGGGCGTCTGATTCGCGTTAATCAGAACGGTAAATTTCGTTACTGCATGCCGGGCGGTAATTTACCAGCAGAGCCGAAAGTTGAATCGGTAGCGGAAACCGATGGTAAAGCCTTTCCTCAGCCTGCAGGTGTTGCGTTACCAGTACAGGAAGCTGCAACACAGGAAGAAATTAAAACAGAAACTGTGGCGGACATTGTGCAGTCGCTGCCATCGTTTACTGCAACGCGAGCTGATGATTTGATTTTGCCATCGCTGCATTTGGCAAACCGCGAACTGCGTCGGGCGAAAAATCATGTCCAGAAGTGGGAGCGTGTCTGCGCCGCGCTGCGGGAGCTGAACAAGCACCGGGATATTGTTCGTCAGATTGTCGATTCCTCCAGTCGTATTGTGTCGGAAAAGTGATTGCCGGAGGCGTTATGGCAAAAGTATTTACACAAGAAGAACGGGAAAAAATTAAAGGGCAGGTTGTTGAGCTAGTACGCCAGAGTGGGCGTGAGACGTTACGGCAACTGGAAGCTAAAACAGGTGCGACAAGATATCTGATGAGCGTTCTTGCCAGAGAGCTGGTTGCGAGCGGTGATGTATACAACTCTGGCTACGGGTTATTCCCGTCTGAACAGGCGCGTAAGGACTGGCAAAACGCCCGCAAAAAGCTCTCAAGGGCAAATCTGAAGAAACCATCTGTGGTTGATCCGGACCTTATCTGGTCATTACCTGACGGAGAAATACGTCGCTACGACAGGAGTCAGAACATCATTTGCCAGGAATGTCGTAACAGCGAATCAATGCAGCGTGTACTAACGTTCTATTGTGGAAATATCTAAATAAGGTAATGAGCTAAATGAAAACAGAAAAAGCGAAAACGCAGCTAAGAATAATGCTTGCCGGTCCGGCTGCGATGTACATGACTCATGCGCCAGCCATAAAAAAGGTTCTTGATGAACTGGATGTCAGAGACAAGCGTATCGAAGAGTTGGAAGCTCAAAGTCTTCAATCTGAAGGGGTACAGTTCATTGCAGAAGCCATTGGCGCTCATGCCTATATTGTTGGATGTCTACAGCAGAACCGGCCAGATTTGGCACTGGAAGAATCTCTGAAGTGGGTTCAGGTAGTCGGATGCGCCGCTGGCATTCGCATCAAAGGAGAGTGACGTGGAAATAAAACCAGAAGATGAGCCGGGGAATATTGTTTTATTTCCGGCGAAAGAGGATGACCCGCGTAATCAGGTTAATTTTCTTTATGAGCCATCGGAAAGACCATATTGCCATCACGCCTCTGTCCGGGTTGACGAAAAAGAGCGTCAGGTCCGGTGCAAAAACTGCGGTGCAGTTGTGGAGCCATTTGACTGGATGCTCTCTGTGGCGAAAAGAGAAACCAGGCTGGCAGATGATGTAAAACTATTGCGCCAGGAGGAACGGGAAAGACGGAAAAACATAGAAAAGCTGATACAGATTGAGCGTAACGCGAAAGCGCGGATACGCAGGGCGACAAAATCCGGAACTGAATAATTAAATTTAGCACTGTTAAAAATTTAATCCTTAACCGGAGGGATTTCTGCATCCTCAGAACATCAGGAGGCCGCCTGAAAGGGTGGTAATGAAAAATGGCTGAATTAACCAGAGAATGGTTACAGAATACTATTAACAGCATAGAGTCAGGGAGAGATGAAATACCGTTCGGACTCGATGAAGATCAAAGCAACATGCTTACCGCATTTAAAATTGCACTGTCATTGCTCGAAGCTGAGGCTGGAGGATACCTGACGCAAGTAGTTGATGACGGATGCGGTGAATTTAGTGACAGGCTAAATTTTAGCCTTCCGGTCGGAACTAATCTATACGCCGCCCCACCAGTACCAGGTAACCAGGTTAGCGAATTAACCATGCTGGTTAAGCAGTTAGCCAGTCAACTGAAGAAAGCGAAGCCGGACTGCAAATTACCGGAGAAGGCGATGGGCTACCTGACGCGAAACGGACTGATAAGCGTAGAGGATGCTTTACGGTGAGTTAGTAAAAACATGTAAGTAGGTGTGCTATGAACCTTCCTTTGACACACACCTCATGTTATAAAACAAGATGATATATTGGTTTTTTTATTTTAATTACTGTCTTTAAGGAGTGAATGTGCAAATAATTGTTGGATATCCGGAATATAACATACATTCATCTTTTGTGGATGTGGATGTGGAGTTGAGAGAATCGGATGGTAGTGCAATAGTTGTTACAACGGTAAAAATACCTCTTACTAGCACATCGAATCAGTTGTTTGATAAATATTCTCGTGGAGAAAGCCTTCGCATTAAATTGAAGAATGGAGATGAATGGGAGGTGTATTTCGTTACGCTTGATGAAGGTCACTATATATTTTCCTCACACCTGTGATAAAAATGATAATACACGTTCGTATTTATGGAACGTGGAGAAATACCATAGAAAATCTTACCTAACTTAAGTAGAATGACAGCGGGTGCTTGAGGCTATCTGCCTCAGGCATGAACACCAAAGGCAGATAGAGAAAAGCCCCAGTTAACATTACGCGTCCGGCAAGACGCTTAACATTAATCTGAGGCCCAATCTATGCTATACAAACGTAGGTTAGCCTCTTACGTGCCGAAAGGCAAGGAGAAGCAGGCTATGAAGCAGCAAAAGGCGATGTTAATCGCCCTGATCGTCATCTGTTTAACCGTCATAGTGACGGCACTGGTAACGAGGAAAGACCTCTGCGAGGTACGAATCCGAACCGGCCAGACGGAGGTCTCTGTCTTCACAGCTTACGAACCTGAGGAGTAAGAGTGACCAGGCGAGGGAGAAATCCCTCGCCACCTCTGATGTGTCAGGCATCCTCAACGCACCCGCACTTAACCCGCCCATCGCTGTGATCTCTCAGCGTTTCGGCGGGTTTTTTTGTTGTTTATTTCCGGTGAATTTGATTCGCGCACCTTCGCAGATAGAATCGACTCACTTAAGTAGCGCGCAGGGAGAAGAGGGATGGACCCCGAAGGGGAAGAGCTATTTATCTGGAAGGATTCTGAAGATGAAAATCGAAGAATTGCGTGAAATTTTTAGTGAAAATGGCCTCTATGCTGTGCGCGTTGAGAATGGCGTTATTGTCAGTCACCGCTGCATTAAATGTTTACAATTTCAGCAAAGAAAGAGTGGAGCAGCGTTAATTTATTTCGCGGACGGACTTGTGACGGACGGTTTTCTTTTGCGTGGAGATGAGTTTGTCACGTCATTACGGGCGCTGAAAGAGACTGGAATTAAGGCTGGCTTTTCTGCTTTTGAATGTGAGTGAGTTCATCTACAATTCAGTGCAGGGTTGAACCCCTGCTGAGTAACACCGTGCCACCGGAGAAAGCCGATGGCACATATACAACTGGTCAAACAAACCTCTTCCGGATTACTTCTCCCGGCGACGCCGGAGAGTTGCGATTTTTTGCATCAAATCAAAATAGGTGAGTGGATACACGCAGACTTTAAGCGTGTGCGTAACTACGCATTCCACAAGCGTTTTTTCAAACTCCTGCAACTGGGATTCGATTACTGGACTCCGGTCGGTGGGGCGATCACGCCTCGCGAACGAAAACTGGTATCAGGCTTCGTTGATTACCTGTGCGAATCAGTAGGTCGGGAACACACTCCAGCCCTGAGTGATGCCGCAGAGCAATACCTTAATACAGTTGCGACATGCAGAACCCGGGATACGGCATTGCTAAAGTCGTTTGACGCTTTCCGCGAGTGGGTAACCATTCAGGCCGGATTTTACACCGAGCATATTTATCCTGATGGTAGTCGTGGGCGCAGGGCAAAATCTATCGCATTTGCGAACATGGACGAAACCGTGTTTCAGCAGGTTTATAAATCTGTACTGAATGTGCTGTGGAACTGGATCCTGTTCCGTAAATTTTCCTCTCCGGAGGAAGTCGAAAATGTGGCCGCGCAGTTACTGGAGTTTGCGTAATGGTGGATTTACGTAAAGCGGCGCGGGGGCAGATGTGCACCGTCAGAATTCCTGGCTACTGCAATCACAATCCCGAAACTTCTGTGCTGGCGCATTACAGGCTGGCGGGGACGTGCGGAACAGCGACAAAACCACACGATATGCAGGCAGCGATTGCCTGCAGCTCATGCCACGATTTAATCGACGGGCGGCTAAAAACCAGCGATTACACCAAAGAAGAATTACGCCTGATGCATGCAGAAGGTGTTTTTCGTACGCAAGAAATCTGGAGAAAGGAAGGTTATTTATGATTTACCCAACAAATACAGGCAAAAGCGGGGAACACCTTCGTCTCACCACGCTGGAAAGTGTCTGGATTCAGGGAAAACTGCGCATGTGGGGGCGCTGGTCGTATATTGGCGGCGGTAAGACGGGAAATATGTTCAACCAGTTGCTGACCTCTAAAAAGCTGACAAAAACGGCAATTAACGAGGCGCTCCGGAGGATGAAAAAAGCAGGTCTGGACAAACCTGAACTTGAGGCTTTTTTGCGGGATATGATCAACGGCAAGCAAAAAAGCTGGCTGGTGCATTGTACTGATGCAGAGGCGTTATGCATTGATCGGGTGATTAGTGAAGTGCTGGCAGAACACCCAGGATTGATTTGTATCCTCCGGCAACGATATGAAGGGCGGGGGATGACTAAGCGAAAAATGGCTGAATTGCTGAATGATTCACACCCTGAGTGGTGTTACGCCACGTGCCGTAATCGCATAGATGCGTGGTTGAAAATGGCAGAGTTTATGCTCTATCTGCCGATGCGTGATGCATTCTCTTCCGGGGATCTAAAAACCGTCTGTTGACTCAATCTGTTATCCGGGGCTATATTCCTCACGCGCCAGCAAAATCTGGCGTCGGGATTGGCGTCCTGGATAGAGACCGCGACAGATACACGCCGCGAGCGTGTTTTTTATTGTCGTATGCACGCGCACATCTGAATTATGGTGGGCTGTGTGGGGGCGGAGAGATCCGCGCCGGTCGGTTTCCCGGTTACGCCAACCCTGCACAGTTCACCACCAGACGATTGGCGTCGTCGGTGGTGAGTTATTAAGAAACCACCAGAGGGCGTCATTATGACAACTCAAATTTCTGTTGAAACTCTCTCCCCGATCACCCATAACCAGATTCCTGTTATTACCACCGAACTTTTGGCGCAGCTTTACGGCACTGAGCCGGTGCGTATTCGCCAGAATCATCATGAGAACAAAGTACGCTTCGTTGAAGGGAAACACTTTTTCAAAGTTGTTGGTAATGACCTTAAAGAATTGCGGGTAGCTTTAAACTACTCACAAAATTTGCGGGTTACTTTAAGTAACTCACAAAATTTGCAACCATCTTTAAGAGGGTTACAAATTTCCCCGAAAGCCCGCTCCCTCATACTCTGGACAGAACGCGGAGCAGCCCGTCATGCCAAAATGCTCGAAACCGATCAGGCGTGGGATGTGTTCGAAAGACTGGAAGACTGCTATTTCAGACAAAAGGATCCGTCAGCGCCAGTTTCATGCCAGAAAAGTTACGACACGCGAGTTCTCTGTTATCAGCAAGGCGGTGTCACTGTTTCCACAATTCAGTTGCGGGATGATGATATTGTTATTTCCCTTGAGTCATGGCTGGAACTGGCGAGAGCCAATGGTTGGTTTGTTGTTCGCAGAGATAAACTGGTGGAAAGGCTGATGCAGCTTTAAAAAAGTTCTTGCAATTTTAGCCATAAACTGCTTCAATTCCAGTACGCTTCGCAAAGCTGTATCGCGAGGCGAATCAAGCGCATGAACTTTACCAGAACCCGCCATTGAGCGGGTTTTGTTGTTTCTGGAGAACACCCATGAAATTTTATGAATTATCTTCTGATTCCCGATCTCAGGCCAAAATCACACTGGGTCAGTTCATTGTGGCTCGGGCTAACCCGGGGGTGGATGATTTTGAAAATTTGGGGCATTGCATCGCTGCCGCGTTTATTGCGATGGAGCGCTATGAAAGCGCCCCTGAGGTTGGTGAGGGGCGTAGCGGGAACGGAATACCCGTTAATGGCGATCAAAACTCACTTCTTGATTAAATGCCATGAGCGATCTGCCGCTTGAGTGACTAGCACCCGAGGGTTCTTTTTTATTGTCCCAGCGATGGCTACAACTTCTTCTCGGACTGCGCGAGCAGATGCGTTTTTTTCGGCTGTGTACTCAGCGTCTGGAAGATAAAACCAGTTTCCTGCTCCATCTTGAATTTCGCGAAAGTATCTTCGGGATTCCATCGCCTCATGAAGGCGAGCGTAGTCATCGGATGATGCACCCACAAGCTCAACGCGGACAGTAAAACTAGCCATATATACTCCTTTAATTGATATGGTTACTTTTGGCGATTTAACGATATCAAACACGAGGATATACCGCCAGAAGCTTAATCTGGTACTCCATCTGGCCCTGGCATGTCCCGGGGCTTTTTCGTTGTTAGGCTCCGGAAACATCCTCGACTTCTTGTGAGCAAGCCAGAGAGCCTGAATCTTACATTTAGCACCATCCGAACTTTCGGAGGTGAGGCTTATGAAAATGCACAATGTCCCTCATTCCTGGCCTGACTTACTGGAACTCTTACAAAGTTGGTGGCGTGGAGACACACCGCTGGGCGCAGTGATTATGTCGATCGTTATGGCTGGTTTGCGCATCGCCTATTTTGGCGGTGGTGGTGGCTGGAAGCGAAAAACGCTCGAGATTTTGCTATGTGGCGCTCTGACGCTGACCTTTGCATCCGCTCTTGAGTATGTCGGATGGCCTAAATCGCTTTCTGTTGCCATTGGTGGTGGCGTGGGGCTGATCGGTGTCGATGCTATTCGTGGGGCTGCAATGCGAGTAATCGGTAACAAATTTGGTAGATCGAAGGAGTAATTTATGCAGGCACTAAATTCACAGCGTAAAGCTTTCCTGGATATGGTGGCATGGTCAGAAGGAACGGATAACGGGCGACAACCGACACGTAACCACGGTTATGATGTTATTGTTGGTGGCGAACTGTTCACTGATTACTCCGATCACCCCCGCAAACTTGTCACGCTAAACCCCAAACTCAAATCAACAGCCGCCGGACGTTACCAGCTTCTTTCACGCTGGTGGGATGCTTACCGTAAACAGCTTGGCCTGAAAGATTTTTCTCCAGAAAGCCAGGACGCTGTAGCTCTGCAGCAGATTAAAGAGCGTGGTGCTTTACCGATGATTGACCGCGGCAGTATTCGTCAGGCAATCGACCGTTGCAGCAATATCTGGGCGTCGTTACCTGGTGCAGGTTACGGTCAGTATGAACATAAAATCGGTGACCTGATTGCCCGATTTAAAAAAGCTGGCGGAACGGTCAGAGAGATTGAGGTATGAGCAGAGTCACCGCGATTATCTCCGCTTTGGTTATCTGCATCATCGTCTGCCTGTCATGGGCTGTTAATCATTACCGTGATAACGCCATTACCTACAAAGCCCAGCGCGACAAAAATGCCAGAGAACTGAAGCTGGCGAACGCGGCAATTACTGACATGCAGCAGCGCCAGCGTGATGCTGATGCACTCGATGCTAAATACACCGGAGAACTAGCTGATGCGAAAAAGCAGCTTGATGATCTGCAGCGTTGTGTTCGCACTGGCAAGTGTGGGCTGCACTTCAATGCCCGATGTCCAGCGAGCGGAAAGACCGGCACCGGCAGCTTGGGCGATGCTTCCAGCCCCGGACTTACTGACTCCGCTGAACGGGATTATTTCACCCTCAGAGAGCGAATCGTCACAGTGACGAAGCAGGTCGGCTACTTGCAGGACTACATCAAAGAGCAGTGTTCAAATTAGTGTTAATGAAGAATTTTAAGGGTAATATTATCTCTATTTCTCAGGATGGAGGTAATTTATGCAGACCGATCTGGAATACTTGAAGGGAATGTTAGGGGTCTTTATTAAGGCTGGCGGACCATTGATATCAGCTAATGACCTTAAAAAAGCTGGATACGAAATAAGCAGCGATAAAGGACTCTTTCATTACTACCAATTGATTGAGAGAGGTTATATCAGTAACCATTTTCTAGAAATAGGCGATCCTAAGAAATTAGGACTTACTATTGGGCTTAATGAAATCCGTGAATGGCCAGCCAATGTAAGACTCACGTCATCAGGCCAAGAGTTTGCAGAAACCCTTCAACAAAAGGATGTTTTTAAGAAGCTAAAAACAATTAGCGATCAACCATTATCGGTATTGAAAGATGTTGGTGTAGAGCTTCTAAAATCCTACGCAAAAAAGAAATTTGGTCTTTCAGATTAACTGCCTATGGGCGGTTTTTATTGCCATTACGATGATTCTCTCCATTGTGATGGCAGTATCCCCTACAGAGGATAATTAACCATATATCCCCACAAGCAGATAAAGAGGCTCTCAATGTCCGACATCTACCAAACCCAAACAGGCGAAACCTTTACGGGCAAGACGTCACGACGTCAGCCTGAGCTGGTTAATGGCTTTATGCAGCTGGCTACCGAGACGGGCGAGTAAATAACTCCATTAGGAGAATGTGGAACCATTACACTTTGAGTCGTTAACTGATATTGATAAAGGTAAATAATATCCTGGTTAAGGTTTTCTAATAGCCAGCCATTTGCAAAATCACAGTTACAGCAGCAGCGAAAGCTGCATATGAGTTATATTTAGACTGTAACCGCGCAGTTAAGAAAAATTCGTGAAGATCTACATTTTTTTTGGGATCATCAAATGTAATTGCTACAACGGTGCTTCTACCTGTTTTGACTTTGGCTGTTGCTGATTTGATCCATAACCCAGCCGATAAAAACCCAAAGAAAATCGATAGTGCATGATGGTCAATTAACCAGTTTTTAATTAGTAATAAATCACTCATTTTCAATCCAATTGAGACTTTGTCATGGCACTCACCGACAAACAAGAGATGTTCTGTCGCGAGTACCTCATCGATTTAAACGCCACGCAAGCGGCTATTCGGGCGGGGTACAGCGCAAAGACAGCTAACCGTACCGCATCCGAAAACCTGTCAAAACCTGACATCAAGTTAAGAATCGCCGAACTGAAAGCGCAACGCAATGATCTTGTTGGTATTAATGCAGAATATGTACTTAATCGCCTTATTGAAATCGACCAGATGGATGTGCTCGACATTCTCCTGCAAAACGGTGAGCTAAAGCCCATTAAAGACTGGCCTAAGGTATGGCGCACAACGCTATCAGGAATGGATGTCGTGGAGATGGTATCCGCAGATAGCGCCGCACTTCTGAAGAAAATCAAATGGCCTGATAAGGTTAAAAACCTTGAGTTGCTTGGGCGTCATGTTTCTGTTCAGGCGTTTAAAGACAACGTCAAAAATGAAGTGACTGGCGCTGATGGAGGACCAGTCAGAACAGAAATTACCAACTTAACGCCGGAGCAGGCTGCAGAGGCGTATAGAAAAATAATGGGCTAA